GCGGCGGCGACGTCGCGGGTGTTGAGCGGGGCGGGGACGGTGGGGAGCTCGTCGAGGTCGCGGCGCAGGGCGGCGACGGGGCCGCCGGCGTCCCAGGTGACGGCGAGGGGGTGGTGGGCGTCGACGAGCTCGGCCAGGCGCGCGGTGACCCACGGGCCGTGGGGGCGGTCCTCGACGACCTCGACGGTGACGGCCCCGGTGGGGGTGTGGCCGGCGGCGACGATCACGGACCGGTCGCGGTCGACGGTGGTCTCGACGGCGAACACCGGCCACCCGGTGAGGGTGGCGGCCGGGTCCAACGAGGCGGCCCACGCGTCCACGAGGGCCCGGTCGACGCGGGTCTCGGGCCACACGCCGAGGTACTCGCAGGCGAACGTGTCGGGCCGCATGACCTGGTGGTCGGCCCGGAGGGCGTCGAGGAGGACGTGGTGGCCGAGGCCGGGGTGCGCGGCGTACCAGGTGGCCTCGTCGTCGAGGTCGGCGCCGTCCGGCGCGGCGAACTCCACATAGGCGGTGCCCGTGCCCGTGTCGGCGATCGTGGCGGCGCGGCCGAGGTCGCGCCAGCGGATCAGCCATTCCGACGCCGCGTCACCGGCGCTCGAGGCGATCCACACTTGGCCGCCGTCGCCGGTGGCCATGGTGGGGAACATCCCGGCCTCGACGGCCTCGCCCTGGCCGGCGTCGAACTCCCGGGCCTCGTCGACCATGGCGAGGTTCGCGGCGAACGACCGCATCGCGTCGCCGTCGGGCGGGAGCAGCCGGAGGGTCGAGCCCACGCCGCGCCAACGGAACGACTCGGACCCGTTGGCGCGGCGCACGCTCAGGTAGCGACCGAGGGGGCTCTCCTCGACCCACGGGATCCAGTCGTCGCGCCACATCGCCGCCGCGGTCTCCCGGCGGTGACTCGCGTAGAACGCCTTGCGGTGCCGGTGTGTGCGTCCCGCATCCAAACCCTCGGCCAGGAGAAGCAAACTTTTCCCGGCCCGTCGGGGCACGATGACCACGACCCGCTGGTAGGCGAGCCTCCCGGTGGCCGGGTCGACCTCACCGGCCACATCCGCGAGGTGACGCTGCCACGGGATGAGCGGGCGGCCCAGCGCCCGGGCGATCTTGGCCACGCCCGACCCGCGGGTCGCCCGCTCAGGTCGGCGCCTCGTCGCCCATCGCGGCGAGCAGCTCGTCGAGCGAGGGTGCGCCGTCGTCGCCGGGGTCATGACCGACCAGTGTGTCGAGGACCGCCGAGTAGCGGGCGATCAGCGTGGCGCGGGTGTAGCGCGATTCGTCGTCGTCGTGGCATGCCTCGTCGAGCTCGTCGGCGGCCACGCGGGCCAGGGCGACGAGGGCGGCGTCCACGGGTTCGAGGTGGCCGAGGTCGCGCATCGCCCGGAGCGTCTCGTCGAGTCCCCGGCGAACCCGGCCGGTTCGCCGGCGTCTGGAACCGATCCCGGGCAATCGGGCCTGATCCGCACTCATTTGCGTGCATTCCTACATGCAATTTGTAACAGCGATTTAGGGTGCGGGTCCGAACGTGGAGAGAGAAAAACGACGGAGGCGGCGGTCGACTGGCCTGTCCCCAAAAGTCGGCGGCCAACACACCCGGGCGGGTCGGGATAGTTATCCCACATCGCCCGTCGATCGTTCGGATACGGGGATGCCCGGTCCTGGTCCTCGTTGCCACCTCGCCCTGGTCCAGTGATCCTCCCGTCGTTCGTTGGTGACCGCGGCGTGGCGCATGTGCCGGATGCCCGCCCTCGCTGCGTCGTACCACCGGCCTCGGTCACGGGGTGAGCCGAGCAGGGCGTAGGACTGGACACCCCAGCGCATGAGCGGGGACAGCTCGGCCAGGTCCGCCCACCGCTGTAGGTCGAGGCGGTCGACCAGGCGGTCGAGCTCGTCGAGCTGGTAGCCGCGCCAGGGCTGGTCGGACAGGCAGGACTGGCGGCCCAGCATGCGCCGGTCCTCGGCGATCTGGGCGGCACGCCGGCCGATGTAGGACTGGACCCGCAGGGTCACGTAGGCGCCGAGCTCGTAGCCCGAGTCCTCGCCGCCCCATGCGAGGCAGGCGTCGACGAAGTCGGAGAGGGCGGCGTCGATCAGGTCGGCCCGCCACCCCGGCGGGCAGGACCGCAGGGTCAGGTAGATGCGCCGGGTGACGAACTCGACGGGGTCCCCTAGCGCGGCGATGTGCTCGGCGAGGGACCCGACCGCGGGGGATTCACGCCGAGGCCGGGGGATTGTCCACCTCCCAGTGGTGACCGAAGATCGTGATGCCGCCGGGTTGGTAGGCGGCCAGGGCGATCCCCTCGGCCAGGTGGTTGAACGCCTCGGCCGACCCGGGCGCACCGTCGATCTTCACGGCGGGTTGATAGTCCTCGTCACCCGGCTTGCCGTGAGCGGCGTGCCACCTCGGGGCGTGGCGCTTGGACTTGTACAGGATGGCGTCGCCGTGGGAGGCCACCACGGCGGCGCAGGCCTGGGCGCGGGCGATGCGGTGCTCGGGCCGGGCCCGGCGCCACTTGAAGATCCAGAGCGGGACGGCGGCCTCGAGGGACACCGCCAGCGTCGAGCGGGCCATGGCCGCGCTATCGAGGTCGCGCTGGTTCACCATGGCCGCGACGTCGGAGCCGGCCGGCGAGCCCGGCGAGCCAGGCGCGAGCCCGTCGAGTAGTTGCACGGCGCGCAGGCGGGCCGGAGCTCGCAGCAGCGGGTACCGGCACGATGTACGTGACGACTGAGCGCAGGCACGTGATCGACCGTGGTCGCCCTCGCCGGGCACCGCCAGCAACGCACCTCTTCGGCCTTGAGCCGGGCCGACAAGGCACGATGCTCCCCCTCGTCGTAGGGCTTCACCGCGCCAGCACGGCGCCCTGGTCCTCGGCCTCGGACCGAGGGCGGGCCCGGTAGGCGGCGATGTACCGGGTGTTGGCCACCCGGCAGCGCGTGCACCGGCAGGGGTTCTCCCGGTGGTTGTACCGCGCCCTGGTCCCGTGCGGTGGGGGATCGATGGCGGCGGGTCGGCCTCGGGGCACCTCGTCGATCGTAGGGCGAGGGTGTGACAGGCGAGCGGATCCCGGCGGCGTGAGCGAGCTCGGCGCCGGCACGGCGGTGAGCGCCCGTTCACGGGCACGCCTCACCGCGTCCCTGGCCTTGGCCAGGGGAGCCTCGGGCGGCCCGATCAGTCGCGGTTGCTCGATCACACCTGAAGCCTATTTGCCCGATCGTGCAGGGCGTCAAGCGATCCACAGGCCCTGTCGCGCGGACCGCGCGACTACCGGCCACCCCTCTCCTCTGTCTTCTCCTCTGTCTTCTCCCTATAGGGGTGGTGCCCCAGCACCACCCTGAGGTGGTGCCCCAGCACCACCCTGAGGTGGTGCCCCAGCACCACCCTCACCTCGGCCTGTGGACGTCAGACAGGGGTGCCGCCATGCCCGGGATGACGTACATGAACGCCGGGCCCGTGGTCCCCTCGACGGGCCGGCGCCACAGCAGGAGCGCGGCCTCGAGGTCGCGGACGTCGCGGCACAGGTTCTGCACGTCGCGGCCGAGCTCGGCGGCCAGGGCGCCGAGGGTGAGCACTCGCGGGTGGATCTCGCCGTACTGGTTCGCGGCGAGGCAGAGCTCGGCCATGACCACCTGGTGGCGGGCCTGAAACGGCTGCGACTTGCCGTTGCGGCCTCGGTAGGTGGCCGCCCGGACGGCGGCGAGCACGGCCCGGGCCCGGGCCTGGGGGACCCGGTGGTTGCCTTCGCCGAGCTTCAGTTGCTCGGCGGTCGGGAGCGGCTCGGGCGCGAGGCCGCCTGTGTGGACCTGAAGATGGCGCGGGCTAGTCTTCACGGCAAGGTCATCTGCTTTCGCTTGGCGGCGTGGGTGGGGGACTGCTCTTTGCTCCGGCCCGGCGAGGGATGCACATACCTCTTGCCGGGCCGTTGCGCGTCTGGACATACGTGTTGTGTGTCATCCTGCCACGGTAGGTCGTTGTTACACGACGATGACGGGTCGTCGCCCTTCAGGGTGGCCTCAGCCGGGTCGGGGTGCGTGATCCGCCGATAATCCGGGTTATGACAAGACCCGGAAGGGTGAACAAGCACCGGGCGACAGGGCCCGCTAGCCTTGCGTTCACGCGCTCACTCCCCCCTCGGGCGGGCGCCGGTGGTCGGGCGCAGAGCATCCACCAGGAGCCCGAATCTGACACCACCGTCACCCGCCCGAGGGGTCGTCACACCCGTCAGTAGGACCGGGGCTACTGACCTACTGCACGCCGGTCGGACAGGCGTTCGATAGCGAGGCGGTCGGCGCGGACCCGGACCGACGGGTCGTTCCGGGCGAGCTCCAACAGGGCGAGGACGAGCAGTGAGGCGGGCACCTCGACGTCCACCGACCACCCCCGCAGGGCCCGGTGGTCCTCGGCGGGGATGTCGATCGTGAACCGCCGGGTCTCGCGCAGCGGGCGCGGCACCGGGGACGGGTGGGCGTGCATCACGGGGCGGTCGAGACCGTCGGCGTCCCTCACCGGGTCACCTCCTGGCCGCGGGCGGCGCGGGCGAGCACGGCGGTGGCCAGGCCGGCGTACTCGACGAGCACCCGGGCCGAGCCGAACGCGCGGCGCACCGCGCTGCGTTCGGGTACCCACGTCGCCGTCACCACCCGATCGCCGGGGTCCCCCACGTACGTGGTCAGGCCGAGCACGGGGAGCTGCCGGGTGAACATCGCCTCGACCACCTCGGAGGCGGCCGCCCGGGAGCGCAGGTCGACCCGGGTGAGGGCGATGAGCCAGTCGAGGTCGCGGCGGGCCCGCTCCCGGGTGACGGCGTCGACGAGGTCGGCCAGGCGGTCGAGGTCGGCCGGGTTCGGCGAGGTGGGCACGACGAGCAGGTCGGCCACGGCCAAGGCCGAGGCGAGCATGGGCCCGACCTGAGCGGCGCCGCTCGGGTCGTGAGGGGTGTCGATCACGGCGAGGTCGAACCCGTCGGCCAGGCCGGGCAGGCGCCGGGGCAGGTCGGGTTCATGGTGGGCGATCACCGGCAGGCGATCATGGGGCCAGTCGGCGGCCCGGGTCGCCCACGACAGGGCCGATCGGCCGGGGTCGGCGTCGATGAGGAGCGTCCGCCGGCCGAGGGCGGAGGCGTGAAGGGCGAGCTGTACAGCGGTCGTGGTCTTCCCGACGCCGCCCTTCACGTTGGCGGTAGCGATCGTGGTGGTCATACCCCCCACCGTACTGCAGTAGGTCAGTAGGACCGGACCTACTGCAGTAGGTACGATGGACCGTATGTCACGCATATCGAGTCCGGTCCTGCACGTCGAGGGTGAGACTGCCCTGGTGGCCTATGAGGTGACGCCGGCGGTGCCGGGGGTGCGGCGGTTTCACGTGTCGGTCCGTACCGACCCGTACGGGCCTGACCTGGTGACGTTCGTCGGGGGCCTGAACGACCTGCACGATTTTCTGCTCGGCCTGCACAACGTGCTGGTGGACGGGGGGTCGAGTCCGGACGGGCGGGCCGACCGCACGGTCCTGGTCCCGACCGAGGCGGCCGACCTCGACCGCCTGGGCGACGAGCTCGACGAGATACCCGAGGGCTACGGGTTCAGGGAGGGCCCGTTCGAGGACTAGTCGGGATCGGCCGGCCGCGCTCGTCCCGGGGGAGCCGGGCGATCCGCTCGGGCGTGGCCACGCTCATGAGCCGCCGCCGATTCGGGCGAGCTCGTCAGTGGCGCGGGCGAGGCACGCCGAGCACAGGTCGCCTTCGCCCGCCGGGTCGGGAACCCATGAACAGCCGCCCGGGCAGGGCGCCCACTCGGTGCACCCGCAGCGCCGGCAGTGCACGTCGTCGCGATCTTCATCGGTCATGGTGTCATCCATCCGTCGGGGTCGTGCCGGCCTCAGCCGGTCGTCGGTGACCTCGGGCCAGGCACGGAACGCGGCGGCGGCGCCGGGGTCGATGGTCTGGACCTCGACCACGGGTTGCTCGGCGGCGAGGGCCCCGGTGCGCAGGGCCAGGAGTTCGCCGCCCTGCAGGCGGCGGCGGACCCGGCGGCCATCGGCGGTGAGGACCTCGTACCAGTTGTCGCCGTCGTGCCACAGGAGATTGGCGGTGATGAACTGGGCGATGCGGTTGTCGATGAGCGCGCCGACGTTGGCGACGATGCGCTTGTGGTCGTCCTCGGTCATGTCGTCCTCCGGGGGTGGCGGGGGCCCGTAGAGGGGGGCCCGGTCGAGGTAGCCGGTGGGGTCGATGTTGACCCCGTTGTCCCATAGTTCGAGGTGGGCGTGGGACCCGGTCGAGGCGCCGGTCGAGCCGATGTAGGCGACCGTGGCCCCGGCGCTAACCCACCCGGAGTAGACCTCGTAGTTGACGTGGTGGAACGACTTGAACAGGTCGGGCCCGTTGGCGACCCACAGCCACTGGCCGGCGCCTCCGGGTTCGTTGCCGGTGGTGACGTGCCCGTCGAAGGGGGCGATCACGGGGGCGCCGGTGGGGGCGCCGTAGTCGACGCCTCGGTGGAACGACCCGGGGGCCCCGGTGATCGGGTCGTACCGGTACCCGTAGTTCGAGGTCTTCGGGTACGACTGCAGGAGCGGGAAGAACGTCAGCTCACGCATCGGTCACCTCATCGGGGGGACTGTCGCGGTCGTCGGGATCGCTGTCCCACCAGAGTCTCACGTCGAGGTGGAGGCCGCCGCGGCGGTGGCGCCAGACGGCGACGGCGATGGCCAGGGCGACGAGCCCGAGCGCGACCGCCGAGGCTCGGTCCACCGTTTCAGGTACGCCCGCCGGCGGCGATCCACCACACGGGGAACCCGCCGTTGAGGGCGGCGCCGTTCGCGTCGAACCCGTGAGCCTGGAACTGGGTCGGTGTGACGGTCGGATAGGGGACGATCAGGATCGTGGCGCCGACGCCGCACACCACGACGACGGTCACCGGTTTGCTCGCGTCGAACGCGACGGGGAACGTGACGACCCCGCCGACCCCGGCGGTGAACGTGACGTTGGCGATGCCGTGTTGGATCATCGGCACGTTGAGCGCGTCGGCGACGGTCTTGCCCCAGGCCGAGGTGATCACGGTGTTGGGGGTGGGCACGACGATCTTCGCCACGGTGTTCTCCTATCGGTGATCCCACACGGACTGGTCCCAGACCGCCGAGTCCCACCGGCTATAGCCCTGGACCTGCTCGCCGGGGGCGCACTTCAGGGTGACGGTCCACTGGTCGAGGCTGATGCTGTGGCCGATCCCGTCGACGGTGGCCAGGACCTCGAGGACCTGGCCGAACCGGTAGCGGATGAGCTCGACCCGGGAGCCGAGGTCCACGGCGTGGGCGAGGGCGAACCAGCCGTCGTCGTCGGTGGCCACCCCGTCGATCGGTGACACGGTGGTCTCGGCGTTCGATAGGCGGGCGAGCATGAACCCGGCGACGGTCGCCGACCAGGCGTCGGTCTGGTGGATGAGGTCGGTTCGTTGCGTGGAGCGGACCCCGTGGCGGGTCACCGAGGCCGGGTCGGTGACGGTTGCCGCGGTGCCCCCGACCCGGGCGACGGACACGACGTTCTTGACCTGGTCGCGGTCGGTGGCGATCGTGAACTGGATCGGGCAGAGCCCGTCGGTGGCGGGGTCGTCGGTGAACGTGGCGACGGGTTCGGTGAACTCGGCGGCCTGCAGGCCGTTGGGGTCGACATAGCGGATCACCCCGGCGGCGGTGCACCAGAACACCCCGCCGTCGGAATCGGCGGTGAGCCAGGCTTCCTCGAGGGCGCCTTTGGCCAGGGTCGTGGCCTGAAGGGTGGTGACGCCGGTGTCGAGGTCACGGTCGACGAGGGCGGGTACGGCGGCCTGGTCCATGATCCGGGTGAGGCGTGGGCCGGCGGTCTCGCCGCCGCCCTGGCTCGCCTGCTCCAACCCGTTCGCATCGCCGAGGAAGGACAGGGCGTCGGTGCAGGCGACTTGCACGGTGGATTCGCCGCCGTCGTCGGTCTCGGCCAGGGTCCGGACGAACCCGGTGTAGATCGGGCCGGCGTGGGTGGCGACCTGGACGGGGACGTCGGGGGCGAGGACGGGGCGGCCGAGGTCGGCGCCGTTGACGTCGATCGTGTTCCACGGCGAGTACACGCCGGTGGGGTTGTCGAGCTGGAAACTGGCGCGGGCGGGGGCGGCGTGGTCGAGGGGGCCGTTGCGGCCCCGTTCGATGGACACCCCGGAGCAGTCGCAGGAGGCGTCCACGAAGTTGTCGTAGTCGACGGCGTCCCATTGGTCCTGGTCCCAGCGGGCGATATCCCAGACGTCGCGGGCGGTCGGGAGGGCGAGGGTGACGTGCACGAGGTCGGCGGCCAGGGCGGTCCCGGCGGCCGGCGGTGGGATCGTGGGCCAGGCGATCACCGGACCGCCACCGACAGGGTACCCATCGGGGCCACATTGCGGGAGAACGAGGACACCTGGCGGGCGACGTCGTAGCCGTCGCTACCGGGGGGCATGACGATCGTGAGCGCCCCGAACGTCTGAAACCGGGGGATGTCGGGGACCTCGACGCGGTTGCCGCCGATGCCCGGGATCCAGTCGGGGACGGTCCATTCGAGCTTGCCGATGGTGTTGTTCCAGAGGTCGGCGATCGCGTTGAACGCGGCCTTGAACGGTTTGGTGATGAGGTCGGCGATCCCGGCGAGGGCGGTGTTGATGAGCCCGCCGACCTTGTTGAACAGGTCGAGGACGAAGTCGATGCCGACCTGAGCGATGTGTTTGAGGGCGTCGAACGCGCCGCCCCAGTCCCCGGTGATCACGCTGGTGACGAATTTGATGACGGATCCGATCACGTCCATGGCGAACCGGATGATGCCCATGATGATGTCGAACGCGGTGCGGGCACCCTCGGTGATCTCGTCGCCCCACTCCAACCAGAACGCGCCGATCCACTCGATGACCCCGCCGATGAAGTCGGCGACGGCCTTGACGCCGGTCATGATCTCGTCGCCCCACTCGGCCCAGAATGCCTTGATCGTGTCGGCGATCCACGTGATCACGGCGACGACGATCTTGATTTTGGTGGCGATCTCGGTGACCCACAGCTCGGCGATCCGCCCGACGATCGTCATGATCTCGTCGCCCCACTCGTTCCAGAACGAGCTGATGTTGGTGAGGACCTCGGTGACCAGGGTCTGCAGGTCGGTGAGGGACGGGCCGATCTGCTCCATGATCCGGGGCCAGTTCTCCTCGACCCACGCCACCAGGGACTCGATGCCGGGTAGCACCTTTTCGGTGAAGAACGTGGACAGGGTCCCGAGGACCGGGAGCAGTTTGGCGCCGATGGACTCCTTGAACTCGTCGAACCCGATTTGAGCCTTCTTCATGCCGCCGGCCGAGGTGTTGGCGGCGGCCTCACCCGCGCCCTTGAACGTGTCCTTCGCTTTGGCCAGGGTCTCCTCGAGTGACAGGGCTTTCCCGTCGGCGTCCTCGGTGGCGATCCCCAACTTGGACAGCCCGGCGAGGGAGCCGAGCTGTGCTTTGGCCAGGGCCTGGGTGACGGTGCCGAGGTCCTTTCCGGTACCGGCCGAGATGTCCGTCGCGAGGGCGAGCAGGTCCTGGGCCTTGGTCGTGTCCCCGGTGGCGGTGGCCAACGTGGCGAGCGCCGGGCGCAGCTCGTCGTCCGCCACGGCCGCGGCCTTGGACAGCGTTTCGATGTAGGTCTCGGCGCCGGCCACGGCCTCGTCCGAGGCGCCGGCGGCCTGCCGTAGCTGTTGGGCGAGCTGGGAGGCGGCGGCTTCGTCCTCCATGGCGGACTGGGCGAGGTCCCAGCCGACCATGGCGACGCCGGCGATCGCCGCCCCGGCGATGGCCGCGGGCCCGGCGATCCCGGCGAGGGCGCCGCCCATGGACTTGCCGGTATCGGCGATGGACCGTTCGGCCTTGTCGGAGGCGCGTTCGAGGTCGCTGCTGTCGCCGGTGAATTTGACGGCGATGTCGCGGTCAGCCACCGGGCTCGTCACCCCCCTTGGCCCAGCGGGCGGCGAGCTCGTCGAGGGTGCGAATGTATTCGCGGCGCAGGACCGGCAGCATGTGGCGGACGGTCGGCCAGAACCAGTAGCCGGACTTGCCGACCCACTCGGGGAACTGTTGGGTCTGCGGGCGGCGGCCGCCGCCGTGCTCGGACCCGAAGAAGATGTCGCCGGCGGTGACCCGCCGTTTGGACCTGGTGTTCGGCCGGACCCGTTTCGATCCGCCGGCGACGATCGTGGGCACCCGGTCCGACCGGCGTTTCACGGTCGGCGCGACGAGGGCGGCCTGGGGGGAGGCGGACCCGGCGGCGAGGATGAGGGCGGGGACGAGCTGGTCGGCGATCCCCCCGGCGGCCTGGCGCAACTCCTTGTTGGCTTCTTTGCCGTAGCGGTTGAACGCCCGCAACGTCTCGTTGAGCCCGGAGATTTTCACGTCGGCGTCGACGGAGCGGCCCGAAGCCGGGGGCCTGGTAGTCATCGCCGTTTGTTCCGTTCGGCTCGGGCCCGGCGGGCGCGGTCATTCAAGAGGGCGGCGGCGGTGGCGATCACCTCGGGGGGTTCGTCCCACCAGTCCCGCGGCGCCGTCCCCGTCGCGAGCGCGAGCTCGATCACGGTTCGTTCGACGGTGCCGCGCCGGTAGGGCGCACGGGGTCGTCCTCGACGATGGACCAGTCCTCCACCCGGTCCGTGAACTCCTCCAACGTGAGGGTGCTGTAGCCGTCGTGGTGGCGGAGGGCCTGGTGGGCGAACTTGAACAGGACCTCGTAGGCGGTGGTGCCGCCGGCGGCGAGGTCGTCGTCGAGGGACCGCCCCGCCGGCATGGTGGCCCGGAGCTTGAGGACGTCGCCGGGGCGGTTCGTGACCCGGACTTTGGTGTCGTCCACGGTGAGCTCGAACGTGAACGACAGGGACATGGCGCGGGCCATCAGGCGGCCCGCTTCTTCTCGTACCCGACCGTACGGTCGTCCTCGTCCTCGTCACCCTCGGGCCCGGCGGTGGTCGAGGTGGTGGTGCCGATCGGTGCGAACACCGGTTCGCCGTCGAGGCCGAGGCTGACGGACGCCTCGGCGATCTCGCCGGCGGTGCCACCGAACGGCCCGGGCTTGAGCCGTACCTGCCCGGTGGCCTGGGTGTCCTCCAGTGGCCATTCGACGGTGAAGTCCGCCAGGGCCCCGGCGTTCTCGGACAGGAACAGCGAGAGGCCTTGCGTGACGACGGGGGGGCCGGCGGATCCCTCGGTCCAGTTCTGGTCGTACTCCAATTCGAGGACCCACGTGGTCGTGCCGGTGACGGTCTTCTGACCGCACAATCGTTTGCGGATCTCCTCGGGGGTGTCGGGGGTGAGGGTGGCGGCGGTGACGTCGCAGGACACGTCGACCGCGGTACCGGTCCCCGTGGGCACGGTGAGGGTCAGGGTGACGTCGTCGAAGTAGTTGCCCATGGGGGTCAGTCTCCCGGGTCGTATTCGAGGGTGAGCGGGAAGGTGGCGGCGAGCATCGGCACGTTCGCGATCTCGGTGGGGGCGACCTCGCCGAGCGGGCCGACCTGCCCGACCCCCGCCGCGGTCAACGCGGTGCGGGCGCCGAGGTAGCCCGCCGCGATCGTGTCGAGGGTGGTGGCCAGGTCGAACCGGCCGCCCACCAACTGCACCGACCAGGTCACCTCGGGGCACCCGCCGATGCGGCGGTTCCCCCGCAACCACGGATTCGCGGGGCGCAGGATCACGGCGGGCGTGGCAGTCACCTCGGCCGGGGCGGGCTGGCCGGCGGTGACCACCAGGGCGGCGGCCTCGAACCCCGAACGGATCACCTCGAGTAACTCGGCGGTGGTCATGCGAACCCGAAGCTCGTGCGGTAGGGGTCGAGGTAGTGGTGCACGTGGGCGAGGAGGTCCTCGGGGAGGGCGGCACCGGTGTAGGCGTCGCCGCCCACCACCCCGCCCGGCGACGCCGGGTCGTGAAAGATACGGACCGCCAGGCTCACCAGGCCGGCGATCGCGGCGGGCCCGTCGGGTAGCAGGGTCGGGATGTCCTCGGGGCCGTAGAGGTATTGGCGGGCCACGGCGACGGCGGCCGCCGACGCGTCGGTGCAACGCGTCGGCGGCGTTCCCGTGGTCGGGAAACCGAGCACGGACGCGACCATTTCGGCGACGGCCTCGGCGAGCTCGGCGTCCGTCACCGGTCGGACCGCTCCGAGGCGCGCTTGCGGCTACCGGCCGAGGCGTCGGCGGCGACGACGTTGGACAGCACGACGATGCCGGTGGGGATGAACGCGGCGAACGCGCCCATGCCCCAGATGGCCACGTCCTCGCCGAGTTTCGGGATGACGGGGGCGGCGACGACGAACGGGCCGTCCTCCATCCACGCGGCGGCGGAGCGGTTGGACACGATGGCGGTGCCGGGGGCGAGGTCGGCGGCGAGCGTGACTTTCAGCCCGGAGATGTTCACGTCGAGGGTCGAGGCGGTGGCGGTGCCCGGCACGTTCTGGGTCCCGTAGGGGGAGGCGACCATGGCGGGCATGGAACCGAACGCGAGGAACACGTCGGTGGCGGCGAGGACCCACGAGGCCGGCGAACCCGTCGCCGTCTGCACCATGGCGGATGCCTGGAACACGGCGGCTTTCAGGGCCGAGCCGTCGGGGTCCGCGGCGGCGACGTCGTAGTCGACGGTCTGGTGGCCGGGCACGGCCGGCAGGACGTCGCCCACGACGTTGTCGGTGACGACCCCGTAGGCGGCGTTCAACACCCTGAGGTAGGCGTCGCGGTAGGCGGGCTGCGAGCGGCGGATGAGCTGCCACGAGATGTCGGATCCGCCGGCGTAGGTCTTGATGGGGACCGACGCTTTCAGGAACGAGACCTTGACGGAGGTGACGTCGGCTTTTTCGGTGAGTTGCTCGCCGACCAGGGCGTGGAGGTCGCCGTTGAAATAGGGCCAGTCGACCTCCATGCCGGACGGGGGGAGCGGCCGGGTGCCGATGGCGTTGATGACGGGGCGGCCCGTGTCGAGGATCCCGAAGATTTCGGAGAGCCAGGCGGGGGGGATGACCCCGGGGTTGTCGGTGGTGACCTGGTCGACGAACGCCCGGGCCACGGTGACCCGGTCGCGGTGGGACCGGTAGGCGTCCCGGAACAACAACGGCAGCTCATCCGAGCTCGACGCCCGGGCGGCCTCGTAGAACTCGAACGGGCCGCTGTAGCGGGCGAGGGGGTGGGTCGCGGGGCGGGCGACACGGCCGAGGGCCCGTTGCACCTCGCGGGCGATCACGGCCCGCGCCGCGGTCGGGGCCCCGGGGGCGGGGACGACGGGGTTGCCGTTGTCGCCGTCGTCGCCGTTATCGTCGCCGTCGTCGTCCTCGTCGGGCTCTTCGTCGCCGTCGGGCTCGTCGGGGGCGGCACGAACCGCCAGGACCTCGGCGCCGGCGTAGGCGCCCCGGTGCGGGAGCGTGAGTACGGCGACCCCGTCGAGTTGGATCCCGGAGCGGACGACGGACCCGGTGGCGGGTTCGGCCTCGAACTCGACGGAGAACGTGGCGCCGACGGTGCGGGCCAGGGCCCGGAGCTCCGCGGCGGCGGGGACGTCGGCCAGGACGACGGTGCCGTAGAGGCCGTCGTCGCGGGATTCGGCGCCGTCGAGGCGGCCGACGAGGGGGCCGCGGGTGAGGCGGCCGCGGGCGTCGACGGAGTGACCGGAGTAGACGGGGATCACGGTCCCGGCCGGGGCGGTCATGCCGCCGCGGGCGAAGGACTCGACGTAGCGGCCGGTGCCGTCGTCGACCTCGGCCTGGACTTCCCACGGGACGAGGCGCCCGGTGAGGGTGCCGGCGTCGTCGAGGTGCACGGGCTGCGCGGAGCGGCGGGCCAGGGTGGCGGTCGGGGCGGCCTCGATGACCGAGCGGGACAGGATCTTGGGTCGGGCCATCGTGGCCTCCGGGGTTGGGTTAGGCGCCCGGGGGGGCGTCGGTGAGGGTGGTGGCCGCCGCGGGGACCGTGGCGGGGGTCGGTGGCGGGGGATCCTCCATGGGGTCGAGCCCTTCGAGGTCGCGGACCTCGTCGACGGTCATCCACGGTTGACCGGCGAGGATCCCCGTGTACGCCTCGATCCGTGCCGCGAAGTCGGCCCGGACGAGCTCGGTCGTGTCGAACCGGCAGGTCTGCCCGCGGGGGGTGAGATCGTTGAACGCCGATTCGAACCGGTTCAGATAGGCGCCCAAACCGGTGGCCAACCACCGGCGGAACTCCCCCTCCACGGTGCTGTACGTGAGCGAGTCACCGGAGGCGACGTTGACCAGGGACGGGGGCATGAGGAACGCCCGGGCGATCTCCGCGTTGGCGGCGCCGATTGACTCGACCAACTGGGCCTCCAGCGGGGACACGCCGAGGGGGCCGATGTCGCCGTCGGCGTCGATCACCCCCGGCTCGTGACGGCCGCCGAGGGAGGTGATGAGGTCGGCCTTGATGCGTTGCGCTTGGCCGGGGTTGAGCCGTTGCTTCACCTTGACCACGAGCGACGGGTAGCCGGCTTCCCAGAACGAGCCGGCCATGGTCCAGAGCTGGGTCAGGTAGGCGACGGCCCCGGCCGCGTCCTGCAGGGGGGAGGTGCCGAGGCTTGCTTTGCGTTCGACGTGGAACGGGACCCAGATGGCTTCGAGGCCGGGGACCAGGTCGTGGCCGTTGTAGGTGACCGTGTCGAGGTCCCCGGTGACCGGGTCCCACGAGGCCGTCGCGTCGGCCGGATCCACGACCCGGACGGCGGCGGGGACCCCCGCCGCGTCCGTGTCGGTCACGATCAGCCAGGCGTAGCCGTAGCGGGTGAGGTTGTTGGCCAGGCGGTGGAACGTCAACCAGCGGGGTTCGAGCCGGTTCGGGCGGACCGTCAGCATCGGCTGCGTGGGCAGGGGCCGGCGGCCCCGGAGGGTGATGAGCGGGAGTTGGCCGATCGTGTCGGCGATCAGCCCCCGGCAGGCGACCACGACGGGGAGTTGCCAGGGGTCGAGCTCGGGGCCCCAGGTCCTGGCCGCGATGGCCTCGGTGATCGTGGCGGAGATGGCGGCGCCCGGGGCCACCTCCCCGGTACCGAGGAGGTGGCCTCCCGGCGGCGGTGCCGGCGGTACCGGTGGTGGCGGTAGAGGCGGCGGTGGGAAGGACCGGCCTCGGGTGAAGAGCGGCACCCTCCCGAGGGTGACGTAACCAGGAAGTCCCGTCCACCCGTCCGTGTGGCCCGCTCACGGGCCGCGGGGGTGGGACACGCCCGTTCACCCCCGCGGCCCGTGTAACAGCGCCTCAGCGCCCTGTGACACTAACTGTTGTTACACAGTATCCATGTTGAACCATCGTTAGGTTATCACGGGGGGTGTGCGAGTGCGGTCCTGTAGGGTCCAGGCGGCGAGGGCGGCGGCGATGAGCGGGCCGGCCGAGGGCTCCCGGCGGTCCCACAGCCAGGCACCCCCGGCCCGTGTTTGTCTGGCGGCGGCGACCGCGGCGGTGAACCGGTCGTCGTCGCGGTGGGTCATGGCGCCGGCGAGGATCCGGTCATGGGCGGCGCCGCACGCGGCGGCGACGTCGCGGGTGTTGAGCGGGGCGGGGACGGTGGGGAGCTCGTCGAGGTCGCGGCGCAGGGCGGCGACGGGGCCGCCGGCGTCCCAGGTGACGGCGAGGGGGTGGTGGGCGTCGACGA